CGATGAGAGTAGAGTAGGTGGAATCTTGTTCATCGATGACCTGACCACCGACGAGGAGTTCCACCTTGGAAATCTTGTTCATCCAATCCGCGGCGCTGTAAGCAGTAGCGGCGGTACCACTGTTGGGAACGAGGTACACATAGCCGAGCATATCACCCTTGCGCTCGAAGCGGACGGTGGACATACCGTTGTTCGAGACGTTGCCCTGAATGACCTGACGCTCGGTAGTTTGGGAAAAGTTAGTATGACGCTTATAGGTCGACCTGAAAAAGCTCACTTGAGGGTCGCCAACGAGGTGCACATCCTGGGCACCGACAGCTACGAGTTGGGCAATACCACCAGACATTTTATAATATAGTGAGACTTTATTTTTAAGCACCTGGAAATTTAGCATACACGTTATATGCTATAGTTACTCTACCCGGATTTGTAGAGGGTTTCACTAGATGCGGTAAAGATGATGATGACACTATGAGAGTACCTTCATGTATTGACTTTACATTGGAAGTGTCAAACTGATACATGGCGTGATGAGGAAGAAAAGGTTGTTGTTTCAATCTGTATACAGTGTCGTTTGAAATATTTGGGTTATTTAGTATATACACGAGTGAAAAACATGGATGAAAGTCATCCTCTGGATAACCATTATGATCGTGAAGTTCTTGAAATTCTTGTGTATGATATGTATTGAACCATGCTGTCGTGATCTTAAGTTCATCTATGTTTATATTTTTCATACCACTGGTGGATTGTATTTCATTTAACATATTTGTGATTGGTTTCATAACGAGATTTTCCACTAAAGTGGGTTCATATAAGAAGTCATTCACTTTATTATCTTCATGTGAAAAACTAGTTCCAAGTTTACAAGCTTCAAAGGGTTTGTTATCTTTTATCACCTTTTGTAGTTTATCTATCTTTGGTAAGTATACGTCTCGTATTTCTTTGTGTTCTGGGATTTGCGTCCAATACACAAAGTGAGCGGGAAAATGATGGAAAGGCATATGCTATCTTCTAATTTATTTTTTAATATACTACCCACGACCATCGTACATATTTTATCACCCTCTAACAATTGGTCGTCATGTTTCATTGTATCCACATGGGGGCAACTTACAAACTGGGATACAATTTGTAAGAAGGGTGGGGAACGACTTCTGCGAAGTCGGGACTTAGATTTATATAGTATACGGGTGTAAAAAATTCAAAATTCAAGTTGAGATTCGTATAGTACTACCTCATCCCTCGTCTTTCCTGGAGGTATTGGTGCATATGTCCACATATTTACATCTGGGTTATGGAGTGTAGGCCAATCTCTGAGTGCTTGCCTGTATTCAAGCCATTCAGTCTTATTATCTAATGTAACGTCTGGTAAACTTATCCAATCACATTTTTTTAACAATTCTGTTCGTATTTTTTTCAGATTATTTAGATCTTCATTAATGTCGCCGAGTCTGTAATATTCAACCCTTTCGGTTGAATAAATAAATCCATCGAATGTATCATTAACTAAATAGTATCGGTAATTAGCAATAATGTCTTCATCAGTAGTCTCTATCGCACCATGGTATTCAAAACAATTGTCCACCAACACGTTTGCATGAGGAAGAGTTTCTTCCATTGTCCCTATAATTTTAGTATCTTTATTGTAGACAGCCCACATGATTACTATAGCATAACAAAATAAAATTACACCACAATTGTCGTGACACTACATGTTCTTGTATACCCCTGAGACCCACTAATTATAAGCTGTGGATTAATATTAGCAGCATACCTTCTATCAATATAACTATTTCTATTGTAATCATTATTGCTTTGCTGTGTGCTGATTGACCCAGCATTGTTATTACTGTTAGCGCATGCTGTAAATATAGCACATGCCTGGTCATTAGAAGTCCCAGCTGCTAAGATAATATAGCTCCCGCGTCGTCCGCCAAGTGGTATATCCACCCACGCCCCATATGGTACAGACACGTACGAATTAAGCATTCTTCCGTTGGTACCACATCTGATTGTACCAGTGACGTCTAGTGTATAAAGCGGGGTGTTCTGGTTGATACCGATGGTGCCAACTGACCTTATTGTCATCATGGTCCGTGCACTAGGACCATTAATAGCCTGATCCCGGCCAGCATTAGAAACAAAGTGAAGTGCCGAGTGTTCAGGTCCTGTTCCACCACTACCTGTGTAATAATCAAATTTCATTCCAATCTGATGGTCGTTGTTACTGTCGGACCAATGTGTATATAGAAATCTGTCAGCAGCGTAAGAGTTGTTTTGTGACATCTTTATGTCACCACTGTATACATCAATTTTTGCCCCTGGATCTATCCTCCCGATGCCGAGGTTGCCACCTCGCGTGTTTATGCATATTGGTTGGACTGTAGAATTACCCCCCGCATTTAAATATCCTACACCACTGGTCTGATCCACCCCGAGAGCCATGCTATAGGCTGATGAACCAGTTTTAGTATTTCTGAGTACGATAAGACCCGCATCAGTAGAATTATCGGGTGCCGAGTTCTGGTTAGAACTTGAACCGTGAACATGCAAGACATAGGACGGACTCGTCGTCCCGATACCGACACGACCTTTATAGGGTTGCAAAGAAAGGTGATAACGCCCATCAGTGCCATAGCTCCACCCCCCATCAATATCCGATTGCCATGCTCTCCCATCAATCTGAGTCTGTAAGCCGAGCGTCTCTTCACCGTTTGACGCCTGGATACCGAATATGTTAAGAACTCCATCTACACCTGCAACATGTCTCGATAGAATACCTGTAGTTCCATTAGGTTGCCCACTGAGTTCCGCTCCGCGAACTTCGAAGGGTGCTCCGGGACTCGTCGTCGCGATGCCGACGTTGCCGGTATTTCCCATGATAGTGAAAACTTCACGGACACCATCATTTGTGAGATCATTGAGATAAAATCGGAAATTCGCATCATATCCAACCACACCATTACTCAGACTACCTGCAGCACACTTTATAGTTCCATAAGTTGTCATATATTCTTCTGTCGCATGGTACGAACCACTAAAGTTTATACCTGGACCTGCTCCAGTTGACCGTGTATTCTGGTACAAAAGTGACAGGGTATGGTCAGGAAAATTACCATTAACTGGGAAGTATCTGGCAGTGACATCATGATCCGCATCACTTTCTGCACGCAATGAATTCGTACCTCTCACGATACCATCAGTCCTCACTATTAAGTAATTACTCACATCGAATAAACCACCCGGATCGGTCGTCCCGATACCGACGTTGCCCGATATCAACCTTAAATCGGTGGTCGTTCCACTATCGTAAATCTTTGTGAGACCTGTCTCGTCTATGGCACCGTTGTTCGCGGTCGCTACTGTGGAATAGTCATCATCTATTGTGGAATTTCTGTGAGTAATCTCAACTTCCACCGACGTAGCACTATCAATTTGAAGGTATATCTCATAGGTACTGTCAATCTCTTTGTTATAGACCTTGATTTCATTGGGTTGAGTGGCTGAACCACCCCCACCGATAACTATTGAGTTACGAACACGACTGTTTCCACTACTACCAAAATAGTTGAATTGAATGGTCTCTACATCTTGGTTAAGACGGGTCATCTTTGCACGGATGGAAAGCCACTGGTAGGAGGTCCCAAGATACGACCCCGTGGCGATTTTCCAGTTTGAAGCGCTCTGAAAATACTTCATCAACTTGATATAATTACTGTTACTATTACCAAACTGTTTCAAAGTACCATTCGTATCGAGCGAAAACTTGGAACTCGCAGCCGTAAGGTTTGAGGAAATCTCAACATCTCCTGAAAAGGCTTGAACGTTCGTCTGTGCCATTTATAAGTATCGGACAATTTTTTTATGAGGCTGGGGCGCTCCTCCTAAAAAAATTGTGTTTTTTTGGTTGAATTTAAACATCAATTATTTATAAATGTCTAACGATATTACTAAAAAATCTATTCGAATAGTCACTAAGATTTTTTTAGATGCAGATGTAATGGGTATACCTGAATATCACGAAGTACGTGATGAATTCGAAATTTTAGATGAAGTTTACCCCACTGATGAAATCATAAGAGAAGTGCAATACCATATTGCAAATTATTTAGATGACAAATATCCATATGCGGGTCCTGGTCATCGGTATCACTACGCTACCTTTGTAGCATGGTGGTACAAAAGAGATCCAAATTGTGTTTATCCCCAGGAATATACCAAGCTTGATATGGGTTAATACCCGAACGTGATAACATCTGTAGACCCTTCAGTGATTTTAGTCACTGCACCACTTGCATGGGCCGAGATGTATTCGATGAAAATATTGTAATTACCAGCAGCTGCCATATCGGTTGTTGGTGCGAGGGCTACAGTTGTGGTGGTAGCAGCAACTGCACTGTTCCATGGATTTGTACTCGCACTACCAAATACACTGGTAGGACCCTTTGCGATGGTTAAGGGTGTTCCTCCCGTTCTATGACCACCACCACATTCCATCGAAAGTGTACTGACTTCATCATCACTCTCAATGAGATGCGCTACAATCTTGGCATAGAAGACGTGGGCAGAAAATGTAATTTTAATTGTGGAATCCGCAATAGTTTGACCACTACTGAGAGCTCCTGTAAAGGAGTAGGTCTTCTTTGTCACCTGGCCAGTATTGGTGATGAGACCTCCTGCGACATAGGCACGTTCCCCGACATACACATCCTTCGCAATACCGACACCACCAGCTGCCTTGAGAGCACCCGTAGTTGATGATGTCGCCTCTGTCGCATCGGTTAGGGTCACCACACCCGAGGCTGACAAAGTAGTCATAGCTGCTGCATTAGACCCAGCTAGGGTACCATAGAGGTTTGTACCTGTGATCGTAGCACCCTTTACCATGGCCGAGGCTGTCAAGTCGCTCACGGCGGCTGTATTGGACCCAGTTAGGGTACCATAGAGGTTTGTTCCTGTGAGGGTTGCACCCTTTACAGTCCCAGAGGCTGTAATGTCGCTCGCAGCCACAGTGTTTGACCCAGCTAGTGTACCATAGAGGTTTGTACCTGTGAGGGTTGCACCCTTTACCATGGCCGATGCTGTCAAGTCGCTTACTGCAGCTGTGTTGGAGCCAGCTAGGGTACCATAGAGGTTTGTACCTGTGAGGGTTGCACCCTTTACAGTCCCAGAAGCTGTAATGTCGCTCGCAGCCACAGTGTTTGACCCAGCTAATGTACCATAGAGATTTGTTCCCGTGAATGTCACACCCTTCACCATGGCTGAGGAGTTGATATCACCAACAACATCAAGGGCGTACGCAGGTGCCGCTTTATTTACACCAACCCTGTCATTTCCTACATCCACATAGAGTGTATCAGTATCAACAAAGAAATCACCATCACTCGTGATTCTAGCTTTTTCACTGTTATTTATATTTAAACGAATATGCTGACCTGCCTTCGCATTAACGTGTGTAGTACCATCCTCTGTTTGTTTAATTGCATAATTTACTGTAGTGTTATTGTCAATGTGTGCAAAAGAAGCATGATTAGTTTCACCCGCAAAACCTACGGCAGCTCTTCCCACGTAGGATGTTAAATCTTGATCATAACCTGCAAAAATATTACTACTGTGTACATTTCCAGCAATACCTACACCACCCGCAACAATAAGAGCACCTGTAGTCTTAGAAGATGATGCTGTGGTATCTTGTACCCTCACGTCACCGTTGACGTCGAGTGTTGTGGTAGGAGAACCCTCGTTTATACCCACCCTCGAGGAACTGACATCCACAAACAGATTGGAGACGGCACCAACAGTGAAATCATCTGAAA